CTGATCATCAGTGGCTGATCAATCGGCGCACCGGCATCAGTCCACCGGGTGATGCCGAAATCACTACCAGCATTGCCGCCGGGTTCAGTGCCTGCGTTAACTTGGAAGTTCCAGCGCGGCGCCCCGGCCGTGTAGAATTGCAGCGTGCGCCACGTCGCCGCCGGGCCATCGATGTTGATCTGCGGGTTGTCCCCCACAGCCCGCAGCACCGTGAATGTGCCAAGCCCAGCGACGGATTGGCCGATGTTAAAGTTGTTCAGCCCGGTCGAACTGATCTGGCCAATGAAACCGCCACCGGCAAAGATGTTGCTAACACCGGGAAACACATAGTTGAGCGTGCCGCCGCTATCGACCGAAAACCCGGTGTTGCCACCGTGTAGGTCGATGTGCTTCGTCAGATCATTCCAGCCGCTGGCAACGCCAGTGAAGTGAATGCCGCCGCTCATAGAGCCGCCGCTTAGCTGAAGGTAGTATTGGGCGAGGTAGTCAGTGTTCGGAAGATAGCCGACGAACACACCATCGACGTAGGCGTTGATCAGGTTGTTATACCACGCGAACCCGATCGTGTTGCCGCCATGCGGGACGCCGTTGTAGACGACGCCGAGGCCCCATATGGCAAACGTGCCGTTCGGATAAATCTGCGCCAGCACGCTCGGCACATAACCCGCCTGCATCTGATACCAGCGGAACCCGCCATAGCCGGTATAGAGCGAAACGAAATCGACCTCGCCCTGGCCCTGCGTCATATTGTTGGTGAGCGCGAGACCCCAGGTGCCGATGCCAGACAGCGTCGATGAGTTGGCACCGGCTGTGAATACCCCACTGACTCCAAGATTGCCAGTGATCGTGCCTCCCGCGATCGGCAACCACGGGCCGCCGTTGCGCAGGATGATGCCATCAGCATACTGCTTGGTCGCAGCCTGTAGGTCGGCCGTGGGGTCCGCTGACAGCGTGATGGCCATGCTGGCTGGCATGGTGAGGCCGAAGCGGTTGAAGCTGGCGACCATCACCTGATTGATGTCGGACGACGCGTCGTTCGGGTTGCCGTTGTTGATCCACACGTCGAGGTATTCATAACCCCAGGCGTTGGAGCGGAAGCCCGAGCGGATCGATGATGTGAGGCGCACTCCGGTATCACCGACACCGATGCCAAACGTGCCGCCAAACCGCAGCTTGCCTTCCAGTGCGTTGCCGCTGAAGTTGGCGGGGGCCAGAAACAGGTGCCCTGTGGTGGAGTCAGCCGTGAACTGTATGTTCAGTCTACCGGTGAGCGTGCCGCCCGTGATCGGCAGGAAATTGCCAGACTTGGTATCGACATACTGCTTGGTGGCAGCTTGCAGGTTGGCGGTTGGGTCGCGGTCCAGCATCACCGCGCCGCTGGCACGCATGATCATCAACGGTGAGCCAAGTATGTTGGCGGCATCATCGTAGCGATAGAACACCAGATCGCCGCCAGTGTTAGAACCGTCGCGCGGCTCGCTGCTGGAATTGCCGATGTCCCAAAGTCGGTAGTTGCCTGAATACCAAGTCAGCGAACGATAGGAACCAGGGACGCCTTGTAGATTGATCTGCGCGCCTCCAGCACCATTCCAACCAGACCAAAGCGCGCCGCCAGTTATTTGGATGCTGGCTTGCGCAGTCAGCAACCCTGAGAGCGTGCCGCCTGTGAGTGGCAGGTATCCGTTGAGCGCCGCGCGGACCGCATCGACGTATTGCTTGGTGGCAACCGCCATGTTCTGCGTCGGATCGGTGCCGACGAAGATGGTGCCGCCAACGGTAACATCACCAGTCTGGCGTTTAATGAAGAACGCTATCCAGGCATCGCTGCCGTTGTCCGCGTAGCGCCATAGGTTGAAGTCTGACCCGAGGTTGTTGCCAGCTTCGGAAATGTTATCTCCCAGACGGATCAGCCAGCGCGGCGACCCGACCGTCGTGCCCATGATCTGCCGGGCCATGCCCGACGCAGTGTCCAGCGTGATGGTTGGCCACGCGCCATTCAAGCCGAGATTGCCGGAAAGGGTGCCACCGATGATCGGCAGGAACGGTCCGCCCGCGCGGGCGATGACGCCGTCAACGTAGTTCTTGTTGGCCGCCTGTGTCGATGTAGTGGGATCGCCTTTCAGTAGATACACCGCGCCCGACACCGACAGATCGCCGTTCGGCGACAGCCACATCAGTTGCGACGCGATGTTGGTGCCGGTGACTTGCCACCAACTGAAACTGCGAGCGGGGGTGCCGTAGAAATTAAAGAAATCGATCTCGGCGCCACCGCTTGAGTAATTGAAACCGAGGCCGCCGCCCCATCCGGTTGCGACGTTCGGCTGATTGCCATAAATGTAGAGCGGCACTGTGTTGCCAGGATCGAACGTCACCGACGCCTGGAACACGCCCCCAGCCTCATGGGTCATCACCTGATACCATTTAGTGGTATCATAGGCGAACCACAGGGGCACACCTTGGTTGTTAACACGCGCGCCCATCATCAGGCGGCTCGGCCATCCGGCATTTGCATTGTAGCCGTAAAGCACAAGGCCAGTCTGGTCATAATTACTGGCAGGCCATCCTGACGCACCAGCCTGATTAACGATGTTCGCGATACCAATATCGCTTGGGTTAAATCCGGTCAGCGGATTGAACGCACCAGCACCGATCCATTGCAGGGTTGGCGCCGCCGACCACGCGCCTGCCTTTCGACCGTAGGTGTAGATGTTATATGGCGCGTCGGTGGCCAGCGGCGTGCGACCATCGACGTATTGTTTGGTCGTCGCGTGCATGGTCGAGGTAGGATCGTGCGCGAGCGTCAGGTCGCCGTCAGTCATAGTTAGGCCGCTGACGTTCGTATAGAATTTCATAATTCCGCCGACCCAGAATATATGGCTGGCGTCGGCTGCTGCAGTGTAGTTCAGTCGGTAGGCTGTGACGTTGAACCCATATCCGGCAGGATGCAGCGAGATATAACGTGAGTTGTCAGTGAAACTGGAACCCGTTGCCAGACTGCTGTCGAAGCTGATGCCGCCCAGCATGTTGCCGCCGGTCAGCGCGAGGTAGCCGCCGAGCGTGCTGGTGACGTAGTTGCGGTTGACCAAGCTGGTGCCGGTGGTTGGCACCAGGGGCTGTAATAGCTGCCCCTGCATGGTGCCGCCAGCAAGGTTAAGCTTGTTGGTGTTGAGCCACGTCAGTGTGGCCTGCACGTCGGTCGTGCCTTGGATCGGCGGGGAAACCTCAACGGCATCCGCCGTGAAGTAGACGAGGCCGGTCGGCAGAAAAATCCATATCTCGCCGTCGCTAATGAACCAATCGCCGCGCACATACTGTGGAGTGCCAGGAGGCAAAGGCGGAATGTTCGTGCCGGTCCCTGTCGGCGGTATCCCTCCCTCTGTCACGATTATATAGCCGCCCTTGGGGACAGCACTCGGCGGCGGCATAGGAGTGTCGGGAAGGTTTATAGTATATTTGTAATGCACCACATCGTGTGCGACATCCAACTGGCCATAGAACACGAGGTTGCCAGATACCACTGCCGAAATCTGGGCTTGCAGGTTCTGATCTGCCAAATCGACGTAGAATTTCGGCGTCGCCATTTCATCGACGGTCGGCGTCACGTGCGGCAGATATAGCTCGCCGGTCAGCGCATTATTGAACCCAGCAACGATCGGCAGGAATGGTCCGCCCGCCGCACCGATCAGCCCATCGGCATACTGTTTGGTGACCACCTCCATCTTGGCGGTTGGATCGCGGCCCACCGTGACGGTGTTGGTGATGCCGACGAAAGCCAGTCCGACATTTTCGCGGAAATAGGCGATGTCGTGGCCGCTCTGGCTGTTAGAGAACCAAATCTGATCAGTCGAAACGATATTCAAGCTGGCCGTGGTGATCGAGAACCCGTAACCGCTGAACAGCGTGATGTGGTGGCTGGTGTCGGGTCGCCCAGCGACACCGAGGTAATTGTTATCGTTAAACCGGATGCCGCCGGTCATGATGCCACCGGCCAGCGGCAGGAAGGTATCGACGTAGCTCTTAGGCACCGCAGCCGACGTGTTGGTCGGCACGCGCGACAGGATGACATCAGCGCCCGATGCCATGAACAGGCCCTGAGCCTGTATCCACGCGGTATCGACGCCGCAGATGAACACGTGCTGGCTGGCCGCATCCGCGATGTAGTTCATGCGTCGCGGCGTCGGACCACTGACCCCAATACCGAAGCCGGAATGCAGGATCAGATGATGCGTGGCATCGCTCGGGCTTTGGCCATACACATCAGCCCACGAGATGCCGCCCTGCATGATGCCGCCCCCGAGCGGCAGGTAGTTGCCCGCCTTGCCGTCAACGTAGCCCATCGTCGCGGCTTGGTTGGTGGTTGTAGGCGGGCCAGCGAGCATCAGCGGCGGCAGGATGGTCACCGTGCCAAGCTGGCGATTGATGGCAAGCGGGCTGGGATAGAGAACGTTGCCGCTATCATCGAAGCGATTGATCAGAAAGTCAGTGCCCTGATTACCGCCGGTTTCCTGCTGGGTGCCGCCGAACTCTACCGACCAGCGGTTCCTGCCTTGTCGCTGCGAAGCGAAATACCCTGCCGCAGTGTTTCCCCCTGTGACGCTGTTGGTCGTGGTGTTCCACACGACGGCGGGCCAGCCCGGTGTCGTAAGATGGATCGCAGCAGCGAGGCCCGTCGTGGTTGAGTCGATGTAAAGCGCATTGGTCAGAGGATATGATGGCCCAGCGGTCAGCGGGAGGTAACCACCGCCTGTGATCGGCGCGTAGTTGGCGCGCGCGTATTCTAAAGTAACCACCTCCATGCTGGTGATCGGATCGCGGCCGACCGAGATGGTGTTCTGCACCCAGAGATAGCCATCCTGGCGATCGATCCATAGCGGCGTGCCGCTGAAGCTGCCGTCGTCGTGGTAGCTGTAAAATGCGAGGTTGCTGCCGAAGCCGCTGCCATCTTCCAGATCAGGACTGACCCCGACAAACCACCGCTGCCTGCCGCCGATGTAGAACGCATATCCCGGCGAGGTTCCCATCGGCGCGTTAACCACGAACGCCGTTTGCTGACTCGGCGAGGAGATCATCAAATTGCCGGACATCGTGTCGCCAGTCACGTTGACCCAGCGCGCGTCGCCGCCAGCGATGTTGACCGTGTTGGCGTTCAGGTAGCGAAGATTGACCACCTCCATATCAGTGGAGGGATCGCGGTTCACGTAGAGGCCGGTGTTCGGCGCCACGAAGATCGACGGGCCATCAAAGCTCAGCGCCAGTGCGCCGCCAGCGACAACGTTCAGATGGCCTGGGGTGATGCTGAAGCCGCCCCAGCCATCATACAGCGCGATATGTGCGCTCAAGTCTTGTGCGTTGGCCGCGTAGCGCGTCCCGAAGCTTAGCCCACCGCTGAGCCGGCCACCGGTGAGCGGCAGATAGCCGCCCGCTTTGATATCGACGTAGTGCTTGGTGGCGGCCCCCTGGTCGGTGGTTGGATCACCGGCTTGCAGCAATACCGTGCCTGCCACGATCAGTGCGGCGTTCAGGGTGGTGTTGCCGCTGCCGCGCGCGATGGTCAGCACGTTGCCGAGCAGCCCGCCGAAATCGTCGTAGCGCGAAACTATCAGATCGGTGCCGGCGCTGGAGCCGAGCACCTCCGGCGTAAAGCCGTCGCCCAGGGTGATCGTCCAGCGCCGCGCGCCGTTGCGTTGGCTCTGGATGATACCGACCGAACCGGTGGTCGCCTGCACATTTAGCGTGATGATCGGCCAGTAGGAGCCGATGCCAGACAGCCCGGTGAGGTTCAGCCGCGGGTTGTCGATCAGGTTTTCGATGTTGAGCGGGCCGGGGTTGATCGTGCCACCGGTCAGCAACAGGTATTTGTTCGCCGGGCTTTGCTGGTCGACGTAGTGTTTGGTCGCCGCTTCCAGGTCGGTATTGGGATCGGTGGCGAGAAACACCAGCGAGCCGAAATGCACATAGCCGGTCGCGCGTGTGATGGCGAACGGAGTGGGAAACTTCACGTTGCCGTTGTCGTCAAACCGGTTGATCAGAAAGTTGGTGCCGGCGTCAAAGCCAGTCTCTCGCTCGGTGCCGCCGAACTCCACCGACCAGCGCGATTTGCCGTAGCGTTGCGATTCAAAGTAGCCCGCAGCGGTGCCCGCCAGATCAGTGTTCCATTTGACGGCGGGCCAGCTTGGTCCGGTCGCATGGACATAGAGTGTAGCGTCGCTCGTGCTCTGGATGGTCAGCGCTCCGGAGAGCGTGCCGCCGGTCAGGGGCAATACCCCCAGCCACGACGCAGTGCTGCCCTGGCGGCCGTAGACCAGCCCGTCGAGCGGCGCCTCGGGGAATGCCGCCCCGGCGCCCTTGCTGCTGTCGTAGAGCAGCTTGCGGCCCGTAGCGTCCATGCTGGTCGGCACGCCGGCCCAGATCTTGACCGGGTCCGCCAGCTCCAGGCCGAGCTCGCCAATTAGCAGCGTGTTGGCCGGCGGCGCGCTGCCGGCGTTCACGGTGTAGAGGTGCTGCACGGTCTCCCAACGCGCCCCCGCCCGCGGCTGCGCTTCGTCGTCCTTCGGGGGCGGGAAGTTGGCGCCGTCCATCATGGGCTCAGTAGGAGCCCCAGCGATACATCACGCCGGTTGCCCAGCCCAGCGCGACCCCTGAGAGGTTGACGCTGGCCCAGTCGCTCAGCACCTCGTAGCCGCCGATGCCGACCATGCGCATCAGCCAGTAGAACCGCTGACCGTAGGTCGTGTAATTCCACGGCCCGGCGCCCTCCATCGCGGTGCTGCTGACGTCGTAGCCCACCGACACCTTGGAGACGCTCTTGCTGGTCACCAGACCACCCGCCGCACCGGGCGTGCCGCCCGCCGCACCGCTCTGCAGGGCGCGCTGTGACAGCGCCAGCTGATGCGCCGTCATCAGCTCGACGCCCGCCTGCAGCAACGAGCCCCAGCGATACGGGCTCAGGCACACCGTGGAGATGTCCAGGCCAAACTGGATCTGCGGATCCGGATAGACCGTGTCGTCCCCGAACTCCGGAAAGTGCAGCCGGAACGTCGGCGGGTCGCTGATGGTGCTGGTCGGGATCACCGGCGCGCCAGAAGTGTCGAGCGGCACCGGGCCCGGCACAGGTGTGACGACGACGTCGCTCACGCGATCGGCTCCGCCCGCTCCACGCCCGGCGGCAGCCCCGCCATACGCGGTGCCACGGCATCAGCCGGCATCGGCTGCGACGGCGAGGTGGGATCCACCGCCGCCTGCTCGGCTTTGAGCTTCTCCGCCGCCTGCCGCGCCAGCTGGAATTCCGGCATCCCGATCACCGGCGGCGCCACGTAGCCCTTCAGGTGCGGCACCACATACCAGTGGGTGGCGATGTGGTCCTCGACCTCGTAGATACCGACATCGAAATATTGCTTCCGCGACGGCAGTATCTCTTCGATCTCGTTGTTCACGTTCACCGGATCCCGCACCTTCCGGGTTAGCGGATCGTGCTGCAGGATGAACGGCTTGATCACCTGGATAGTCTGCATATGCCCTCCTGTCGGTTTGGTCACTTGCTGCATCGCCGCAATGCTACGCTGATGCGACACAGCAAGACAGGTAAGACGTGGTTGCGATGCTTGATCTGCCACGCAGCACGACAGCGCAAGTTTCGGTGCGCCTCATCAGAGGTCGGCAATAAGGAGGCGGCGCGCGGGTTACCCCGGATTTAATCTACCGTCTCAAAGCTGAAATTACGTATATACGGTGTTATATACCGTCCCGATAGGAAATCGTCTCGGGATACGGGCTTTCGACTTGGCCCATCCGACCCCAATAGGTCGTGATGTTGTAGAGGCTGCGCCACTCCAACGGAGTCTTCTGCAGCGGCGTCATCGGGAAACGCACCTTGTCATACTCTTTCGTATACGCAACCATACGTTGGCTGTTGCCGACGCCGCGGTTGGTAAGCCACTTCGACGCCTGAATGTTAAGCGCGCCGGAGCCGTGAGTCATCGAGAGGTTGTTCTCCTGGATGAAGCGCAGCACCGAGACGTTGCCGGCGGTGCTGACCAAGGTCGACACCAGCTGCGCCATTTGCAGCGGTGGGAGCCGGATCTGGTTTGGCACGATGGCATAACCAGAGTTGGCCCAGGTGGTCGCGATCAGTTCGTTGATCTGCTGGATGATCACCGGCGCACCGCCGGAGGTCCAGGTGCCGCCGGTGACGTTGACCGGCGTCACGGTCGACAGGTTGAACAGCCCGGTGGTGCCGACCACAGGATCACCGATATAGACCAGCTGGTCGGTGTCCATCTGATGTTTCAGGCGAAGCGCCTGGAACTTCTGCTCATCGATCGGACGGCCGAGTTGAATCGCCGAGGCAAGCTCCGGCATCGACCAGCCGATTTCCTGACCCCAGATCCGCAACGGATTGGCGGTCTTGCCGATATCCAGCGAGACAGCCGGGATCGCGTTGGCGTCCTTCGAGATCCAGGAAATGCCCTGGGTCGCGAAACCGCCGGACGCGCCGAACGTTGAGTTGGTGAACGACACCCACTCATCGCCGGTGGTGATGTCCGAGCGCAGATCGATATCACGCGACCACGTGATGCTAACCAAAGGCTCGTGCAATGTCGGGTCGAGCCGCTCGAGCTCTCCCGTCAGGAAGGCACCGGCACTATCGCGCGTGATGCCGTCAAACGTCTGCAAACCGCCGTATGCGGGCGGGATGCCAGTCATGCCGTCTGGCATGGGCGTATCCTTTCAGAGTGTGTGGGGGTGCCGCGATGCGCTCGAGGCCGGCGTAGATACGAACGTATCGTCTTAGATGTTGAACGCCACTTCCACGAGGCCCTGGGACAACGGCCCGGGGTCCTGCACCGACATGAACACAGCGCCCGGCAGCGCCACACAGGAGCCGGCCGCCGGTGCCACCGCGGTGACATTGCCGGTGACCTGTCCGGCGCCTGTGGCACCCGTCCAGACGTTGACGGGGGCACCCTTCACGGCGGCCGTGGCCCCGCCGAGCTGGCACAGGATGTAGCCGCGGCGCATCACGTCGACCGCGCCGGCGGTCGGTGGCGTCACCGCACCCACCGGCGAGCTCAGCGCCGCCGAGCCGGCCGGGCCGAAGCCCTGGGTCGGATAGGGCCGCACACTGATGCCCCAAAAGCCTGTGGTGTCGGTGGTGGTCGGCTGGCGGATGGTGCCGGTCGCCACGTCCATCACCACCACCTGCCCGTAGGTCTGTGGCGGGCTGGTGGTGTTGATCGGCTGTCCTTCCACGGTGGCGTGTTCCTGGCGTGTCAGTGAGCCAGGAAAGCCACTCGGCATCGTCAAAAGATACGCGGTCATAGTGGTCTCCTTTCAGTTGGCCGTTAGGCGCGCTTTGCTGTGCCGCCCCAGGCGGACCACTGCTCGGCGTTGCGCTTGTTGATCGCCTCGATCCGCGAGCGCAGATCGCTGTTGGCGGCACGGCGGTTGTCGCCAAACTGCGGGCTGGGCAGGTTCTGCGCGTTGTTCATGGCCCGCATCCGATCGGACGCATCGACGAACACTATCTTCACCGCGTCGCAGGACATCGACGCGATGGAGTCCTTGGTGTGACGTCCGACCGCCTGCATGCCGCGCGGGGTGCCGCACGCTGCGGTCAACGCTTGGCGCCGGGTGTTGCAGATCCGTTGGGCGGCCTGCTTCAGCCGATCGTCACCCAGCGCGCCGTCCAGCACGCCGATCTTGATGCCCGGCGAGAGCACCTCGGCGCGTGCCTTGGTGTCGCGGATCACCTTGTTGATCGCCTGATTGAGGCGTGACGCGCGGGTGGAATCGCCCATCATGGTGGGACCCATCTTCAAGGCCGGGTCAGCCTCCATCAGATCCGGCTCGATCGAGGCCGGCGGCGTGCCGGTCTGCGCCTCTTCGCCGGCGTTGGCCGGGTTCGGCACCTCGGCGTCCTTGGCTTCGCCGTCGCCTTCCTTGTCGTCGTCGCCGTCGCCCTTCTTCAGCCAGGGCGGCAGATCGCCGTCGGCAGAACGTCGCGTCATCATGTCGACAATCGCCTTCATGCCGTCGCGCAGCTCTTTGATGGCGGCGTCGTTGGACGTTTTCCAATCGTCATCGCCATTCTTTTTGTCGTCGTCGCCGTTCTCGTGATGGTTGTGGATATTCACGATGGTGTGCTTGTCGCCACCACCCTCGTCACCATCCGGCTCGTGGTGCGGCTGATCCTCGTCGGCGTCCTTGGTCAGCAGCAGATCCTTGTCTGCCTCTGCCTCTTCGATGACCGCATGCGCGGTCGCCTTGTCGCGGGATAAAAACCCGCGCAGCACATAGTCGCCGATTGTTCGTCTACTCATGGTGGCCCTCCTTTCGTTCACGCAGCGTAGGCACTGGCACGGCATGGCAGCGCCCTCCGAAAATAACCCTGACGTGGCACGTCAAGGCCTTGACGTCTGACGTCAAGCTGCTTATGTATGGGTTGGAAAGAGAGGTCAGTCCGGTGCAAGTCCCGGGCCTAGCGCCACCTTGGTTTAAGGCGGCCAGGAAGAGTTCCACAACTGAAAGGAGATCATATGTATCAAGACGCCAACGGAAATCAGTTCCACAGCTTCGAAGAGGCCTGCCGCTACGGCCCCCAACACAGCTGGGTCTAACCCATCAACCAGGGCGGCTTCGGCCGCCCACGCCCATCACCCTAAGAGAGATTCCGCAATGACCTACTTCCTCGGCCTCTCGGCCATCCTGCAAGTCACTATCCTGATTCTGTTTGTTGGAGGCTTCTGAGATGACCACCATCGGCATCACGAACACGGTCAGCATCCGCCTCGCCAAGGGCATCCTGACCGACGGCTCGGAGGTCTTCGACCTCTACCTGAGCCAGGACGGCCAGCTGCCCATCAGGCTGGACTGCTGCTCTGAGCGCGACGCCTACGCGCTGCTGGAGCAGCTGCAGACCTCCATCCACGACCACACGGTCAACGACACCAAGGTGGCGTAACCCTCAACTGGGCGGCTTCGGCCGCCCCTCTCTCAAGGAGATTCTAAATGTTCGACATCCAAGTGCAGGACCACGGTTCGATCTGGATCGTGTCCGGCGTCACCCCCGAAGGCCGCGACTGGCTCGAGGAGAACCTGGATCCGGCCGCACAGCGCTGGTGCAACGGCTTCGTCGTCGAGCCCCGCTACGGCGTCGACATCATCGAGGGCGCCTACAGCGCCGGGTTGGAGGTGGCGTGATGGCCTTCACCCTGAGCATCGACACCGACAACGCCGCATTCTGCGATGACGACGGTGAGCCCCACCCCGGGCCTGAGATCGCCCTCATCCTGGTGACGCTGGCCACTGCCGTCGTCAAAGGTATCGGGCCCGACACGCGGGACTGCGGCCCCCTGCGCGACAGCAACGGCAACACCGTAGGTCGATGGGAGTTTGTGCAGTGAGTATCCCTTCTGACGCTGCCGACGTCATCGAGCAGACCATCGACGCAACCAGCCTCGCGCGTCTGCTCGAGATCGTCGCCGAGATCTGCCACGAAAAGGCAGAGCACCTTCGCGCCAACTGGCAGGACAACGCGTCCGCCCAGCCCTGGCTGCGCGACGCCGCCAAGCTGCAGAAGCTGGCCGCCAAACTGGAGAACTGAGATGATCACCTATCGCGGCTGCACCATCTTCCGCACCGACGTCACCCACGCCAACTCCGGCCGCCCACTGT